TCACTTGATAATATCTTTTCATATTCATCAGTAGTTAAACCTGATTTAGAAAGTGTGCCATCTTTCTTTAGTTTAGGAGTAACCTCTTTAATATCAACCATTCTAGGTTTAAAAGTTTGTTGAACTTCTGTAGTTACCTTATTCATTTTATCTTTAAGACTTGCTAATAACATTGTTGCTTGTCGTTCATCAAATTTAAATCCATTCTTTTCTTGTTGGGATGTAATTTTAGCTGTAGTATGTTCTAAATCTACACAGTCTTCACTAAAACCACTGCTCTCTTTCAATAATGTAAAGTAAACTATCTCATTTAATCTCACATCATTAACACAATACTCAAGAGTCTTTGGTGTATACTCATTGAAATCAAGAGGTTGTTCTTTTTTAACAAAGTTAACTCTATAACCCCAAGTTTTTAAACTGTGTCCGTTCTCTCGAATAGGATTAAAAAGTCTAGACATTACTAATGTATCTTCAATATCTTTATTAGATAAATCTATATCATAGAGCTTTTTAATTGCAGGTATATCATAACTTATAATATTATGACCTATTAGTGTGTCAGCATCTTGTAAGAATTTAATTCCTTCTTCAATTTTATCAGGTGGGAATTCATAAACCTTACCATATAGTTCTTTTGCAACTATACAATGAATTTTAGTAGGTTTTAAACTATCACATTCAATATCAAATACTATTTTAGAATTCTGTGTTGTCAAATGTATCCTCCTCTGTCACTTCAGACAGTCTACCTGTTTCATTATTATATATAAGACTACATGCTAATCCTGTATCACCTGTATATCTTGATTTAAGTACACGAACTTTAGTTGTATTAGATTCGTCTTCGTCCTCTGCTTGTTGGTTTCTTTCAAGAGCAATAACACAATCTGATAATTGTGCTATACCTGCTGAACCTTTAAGGTGTGAGAGTGATACTTGAATACCTTTCTCATGTCCTTTCTCTCCTGCTGCTCTACGTAAGTGAGATACAAGTATCATGCCGACACCTGTCTCTTCAACAAGACTTCTTAATTTATTCATAAGCAGGTCTATGCCTCGTCTTTCATCTGCTCCATCTATAACATTTACTAGCATATGAAGATGATCTACAATAACCCATTTACATTCACAGCCTACAATTATATATCTTAATTTAGAAAAGATCTCATCAATACCAGTTGCTCCTAAATGAGCATGAATAAATACACGACCTTTAGTAATAATCCTATCAAACAGATTGGTTAATTCTTCATTAGTATATTGTGATCGTCTTTCATTTAAATAAACTCTATCGTTAGCTTCGATAGATATGATACCATCAGCAGTTCGTAGCCAATTCTCTTCAAGAGCTACAATACCTACATTATCTTTTGTATTTTTAATGAGCCAATGTTCTAACTCACGAGTAACACTAGACTTACCAAGTCCTGTACCACCTGTCAAGGTTACGAGTTCACCTTTACGCATACCATAAAGTTTCTTGTTAAGACCATCCCAAGGATAAGCTATACTTTCTTTAATCTCTCTATGTAACCATTCAGATTTTTGAGCTGATAGTTCCATTATACCTGAAGGTGTGTAAGTTTTAGCTTCCCACCAAGCAGACATAAATTCTTGAAACTTTTTCTGTTTAAGCATATCGTTAGCGTCTTTACTACCATTAGGTAGTACTACTATTTTAGCTTTGCCGGGTTTTAATATCCGTGCTACATTTCTAGCAGCTTCTCGACCTGCTTTATCATTATCAAAACATAAGACTACATTGTCAAATGATTCAACAAACTCTATGCTTTCTCGTACATCTTTAACAGCACCCGATGCTCCTCGTTTTAAGGATACACATGCCCATTTAGACTGCATTAATTCATAAGCAGCCATGGCATCACACTCACCCTCAACGATTGTTAAATATTTACCACCAGTATTACGGAAAAGTTGTTCTCCAAATAATCCTGTGCCCTCATATGTACCTGTAAAGGAAAAGCCTTTGTTTGCTACAAATCTAGTTTTAGTTCCAACAACTTCATTACCATTAAAGAATGGGTAAATGTGTTGTGCTACTTCATTTTCAGAATTAACAACTCGTCTTACTCCATACTTTTTAGCTGTGTCTTCAGAGATACCTCGGTCTATAAGAGGACCAAAGCTACCTGTATAGCTATTAAGAAATGTTGTAGTTGTTTTAGGTTTAGGTGTTGTATCCATAATTTTTCCATCACAAGCGTCAGGGTAATTAGGAAAGTGTGTCTCACAGCTAAAGCAATGAGCAGACTTATCCTTGTTCAACGACACAGGATCACTTCCACCACATGATGGACAAGGTAACTTGTGTCTTATAAATTTACTTTGTTCTTGCATTCTATCTCCAATAGAAAAGTGGCTAGGCTTTTACACCTAGCCGAGTTAGTTAAGATTCAGATGTTTTATCTTTCTTCACTTTAGGTTTAACCTTTGCCTCGGGACAAGAATCCAAAAGCTTTTCAAGGTTAGCTCGATGAGTTCTACTTGCAAAATCTAAAGCCTCAATAACAACACTTAATGTGCCTGTCTTTTGGACAATTATTCTTGCCTCGTTTTGCTGTTGCTCATCTTTTACTTTAGCAATGTCAAATAAAGTTTCACCTTCATCATTGTTAATAGTAACAATCACTTAAAATTCCTCACCATCAGTAAAGAATTCGTCACCATCAGCATTTTTGTAAGGCACTAAATCCACAACTTGTACAGCTTGAAGATCAAGTCCTACATAAGGACCAAATTTTCCTTCTCCACTATACTCATTGAATTGAACTCTAACTTTAGAGCCATTACCAACAGCAACATTTAGTTCTTGCTTCTCGGTGTCAAGCAGTCTAGGTGCAGGTCTAACCATTCCGTTTGGACCATTTACCTTTCGCTTGATTACAAGTGCAGGACCTTCATCATGCTGTTTTACTTTATGTCCACGAGATGCAAAGTCATTTGCTATAGCCTCGTCAACGATTAAATCAACTGAATAAACAGGCTCAAATTTAGTATTAGGTGTACTAATACTTGCCCATTTAGCAGTTCCTTCCATTATTGCCATAATTACCTCCTATGGTTTTATATTTATTTAGAAGTCGGTTAAAAATTAGTGAGAGTTGTGAGCTGACTACTCTCAAAGTCATAGGCTTTGCTAAACCAACAGTGCTTTGGAGATAGAGGGCTAGAAATTGTTGGTTACTCATCATACTAATGCCCATTATACACTACAGTATTCTCCGTGTCAAGCTTTATTTAAAAATATCATCAAAACTTAAGATGTTATTATTATCTATTGAAACTCTAAACTTTTCTCCAACAAGATTAACTTCATAAGTTACCTTATTCTCATACATTTCTTTATAATTTTTATCTATGTATTGTGTGAATATTCTATACTCATCTTTGGTTAGAGTTCTAACATACGACTCTTTTTCTGTCATATAATTCATGGTGTTTTCTCCTTTAATATATCTATAATAAAATCTTTACAAGCCATTTCAATTCGTAGCTCATCCTCAATAACATTCATTGACGACTGTAATAAAATTACACCAGCAATAATTGCTATATATATTATATGCATTAGTTTGGTTTTCATTATGCATATCCTGTTAAAAGAACTTCCCCGTGAAGTTCATATCCACTTGAACCTGTGCTATGTTCACTTATGCTATCAAGATTATGTTCTAGAAAATAGTTAGTCGTATCATAATCTTCATCTTCAGGTCTGTATTCTAGCACTCTAACAAATAAAGTTTTATCCTCTATTTTATTTAAAGCATCTATTAATTCTTGTACTGTCATTTACCTTGCCCTCGATATTTTTTGTAGTTGCTTTTTTTATTTTTATTCATGGTAGAGAAAGCAACATTACCTCTACCTTGACTTGTTTTTTTACCTTTAACACCTGTCGGAGATACTCTTTCGTGTCTTGTTGACCATTTTCTAGTTGCCATTTTCTATTACATCCTTCTTGCGTTTGTCATTAAACTCTGTCACCACTTTACCTGATGCGTAGCTTGTGATTTGTTCAGTCCACTTACCATTAGCAAAGCGTGTGTCAATAGAAAGAATTTTTTTATCTTCAGCTTCTTGTTTTAGTTCTTCCTTTCTGCCCTCAACTCTATCTTTATATTGTGTCATATCTTTATTCCTCTTTTATTTTTTTAAAAGAAAATAACATCTCAATATTATCAGGTATTTTCTTTCTTATTTCCCTCAACCTTTTAATGTCTTCGGAAAAATCCCAAGTTTCTAATGTGTCTATGTTTAATATAGTAAACAATTTATCAACGCCTTCTAGCTTAACCATATTATCTACTGCACCCTCAACCGAATTAGAAAAAGTTTTTAAAGTTTGAATGTTGTTATCCATTTCTACTTTAACTATATATTCTTGCATTAATAATTCTCCTGTAATTGTTGTAGTTCTCTATAACTTGTAATGCTTGGATTTCTTTTTAAGTTTTTCATTATCCATTTATCAGACATAAAGGCTAGATAAATTTGAAATCCTGCAACAACATAAATATCTTTAGGTAAGAACTCTTCTATGTTTATCATAGATATTTTTTTAAATTCTTTATCAGATAATAAAGATTGCAACCATTCTAATTGTAATGGTTTAATTCTTTTTCTTAATTGTTTTACTTTCTTTGCGTTCATTTTACCAAGCTTTAAATTCCATGTAAGGTGTTTCTCTATGTCCTTCAGGTAACCACTCAACTCTATTAATAACTTCCTGTAAATCATAGGTTGTTGCAATAGTTTCTCCCTCTTCATCATGAGATAGTATAAGTCCTTTACCTGCAAAGTTTCTACCATTCCAACTAAAGTATCTATTCTCATTTTTAAGTAAGCCTTCATCATCTATATATAAATCATCAACATCTGATAATCTTACGATATCAAAAAGCTGACAATCTATCAAGTGATATATCTCATGATAGTCTCCAGTGAATACTGCTTCTTTAATTGTTTGGTCAAATGGATTTATTATAATTGTTCGCACTTTGTATCTCCTTAAATTTAACTCCAAGTAGTTTATGTATCCTGTCTTCAAATAAACTGACATGATCTTCAACTGCTTGTTGTTCTTTTTCTGTCATTAAATCCCAATCATCTACTAGTTCTTCGGGATTATGTTTTAATTTATCAAACACTTCCATCAAGTAATCTGATATAATGTGTTTAGCTTTTACCTTTGCTGTCACCTTAATCTTTTTGTATTGTATCATATGGGTTCCCTCTTGTCAAGCCCTTTAACTTTTAAAGTAAATATGTTTCCATCACTTTCATAATAAGGTTTTCTTGACATGCCATATTTAATTGCTACTCTAAAGACATGGATAATATCCATATCTAAAAATTCTCTATACTCTTTCCTGCTTTCAGACCAATACTTATGTTCTTCATACATATCAGAAGGTATAGTAATACCTATTGCTTTTATTATATTTAATACTGTTTCTACTCTCATGTTGCCCTCGTTTCTATTATATTTATATTGTTATCAATTACAAAGCCTGAATAATCTTTCTTGCCTTTGCCCTTTGCGACAAGTCCAACCACCACTTGAGTTTCATCAAGAAATCTCATATCATGTTTGTCCCCATCAATTACCCTCAATCCTTTAAAGACTTTAGGTAGAACATCACGAAAGACTACTGCAATATTGTTTGATACTTTGTCAAACAGCGTAGCATACTTATCATTAGCTTCGGAATAACTCCAAGTCAAATGATAATTTGGTATGTGTCCTACCTTCCTTGTTGGTATTTTTGTGTAATCATAAAACTGTATTTGTGGAAACAACTCAAACATATTTTTGCCCTCAACCTTAATATATTCCCATTGAATATCGCTTGTGCCATTGAGCCTTAAGGCAGGTTTTTTATCCAACCTAATACACTCCCTCAAAAAAGTATTTGCGTCCTTTACAAGCAACCTCATGAACTCCTGTTGGTCATTTAAGAAGAGTAGAGATTTTCTAATTCTTGCCTGTTGCACATTAGAAAATATACCCATACCTGCTGTGTTCAAACACGCTTCATTACACTTTGCAATTTTTGCAAAAGGGCATAAGGTATTCTTGCCGTCTGCTAAATCATCAGGAGCAAGATACATAATCCTACTAAAATATTTGTCCTGTATCTTATTGCTCTTGTCAATCTTGGTACTACCTGCTGATAGTAAATTATAGTGTGGCATTTTTAAGACACTCCCCTCTATAAATAAAAGGAGTAGTTTTTTTGATAATAAAATCCTCTATCTTTTCTTGTTCTCCTTTTTCTCGTTCTGAATTATGTTCAACAAGCCATTGCTTTAAATCGTTGGTCGTTGCTACATGGTATCTGCCTTCACTACCTTCATAATAAATATTATACCATGTTGGTTCTATCTCCTTTACCTCATAGCCAAGATTAATAATCAATTCTAATAGCTGTTCGGTAAAATCCGGTGTGTAGATTTTTCCTTCACATACAACTACGCCTTCCTCGTTGAGAATTTGTAGTCTATCTTCTGCTGGTATTGTTCTTATTGTCATAGTATCTCCTTTACTTTTTCGTCTGCTATAAATTTTAAATCTTGATTAGATAATGCTTGATAACAAAGTGAAGAGAGAAACTCTATCACTAAATTTTCAATAGTATCTTCATCAAATCTTTCAAAGACATAATCGCAACAATCTGCTTCTAAATCAGGACGACCTTCAATCTTCCATATTATTGAAACAGTTTCACCTATTATGTCTGCTATTTTGTCATTACTTTCGTGGCTCATCATACAACCCCATCTAACTCTTGTATTTTTTTCCAAGTCATATTCTTGTACTTATTAAACAAGTCTTTAATAAACTTGGGAACATCTATCTCTTTAAAAGAGTTCATCATAATATCTCTCTCAACAAGGTTTTTATATAAACCATAACTATCCCATTCAATTCGCAAAGGCACATGCTGTGCATGATAAGGAACTTCAATGCCTGAATTATATTGAAATCCTTTTCTACGATTGTAGTTTCTTATCTTGTTTTGAAGTTTGTTATGTCTAACCCTTGATTTTTCTTCTAGTTCTTCAATCTTCAGGTCTAATTCATACAAACTTTTACGCTCACTATCGAATACTTGATAGTCTTTAGTTTGTTTAAGTCTTTCTAATTTTTTTAAATGGTATTGTTCCATTAAATTCTCCACCTCTTTTGAAATGAAGTTCCTTTCTTTAGCTAATAATTTCATTTTTACTCTCCTCTAGTTTATCTTGTAAGTCTTCAAGCATGTGTTCTAAATCAGTAAGTCTTACTTCTAAAGCGTCAATGTTAGCCATTAAATTATCGTCTTCTGCTTCTAGGTCTGCTTGAACATCATCAATTTTAGCTTCTAAATCACACAGCTTATCATCTACATTATCATTAACAGTTTCTGATACTTCTTCAACCACAGTTTCTGTGAAGTCTTTTAAAGTATCGTGTAATTTTATATCATTATTTAACATTATTCTACTACCTCAACTATATCGTCAACATAAATGCTACCGGTTTCATCAAACAAACCTATGTCTGAACCTTTAGCATGAACAAGTAAAGTTGTTTTAAAACCTCTACCTTGCTTAATGCTTTCCATAGCTGTTGCTCTTGTTGGAAATCCTAATTGTTTTGTAATTAGTTTTGTTCCTTTTTTTATTGTTTCAAATCCTTCAATCCTCATATCTATCTCCTATCATAAAATTAAGTGGTAGTTTTTTAAGCAGGTCTACCAACTACTGCCTATCTCGGAATTATACTCTTGCTCTAGGCTCTCAAGAGTTTGTAATATAGCTTTCTTATTGATCAGATAAGCAATGCAAACTATTTTAATGCCTCGCTATTATACATGTGCTAGTTTGATTTGTTTTAGAACAGCTTGAATTACTAGCAAAGTCTGTTCGCAATTTCAGTTTCGTTTTTTAAGTGGAGAAACTGGACGCACTTGTTCAAAGCCCACTATATTTACAAAGCGTTGTATTAGGATTATTCCTTTAAGTCCCATCCTTGTATTTAGGACACTTTGCAAAACTATTATATCAGCTAGAGAATTCTGCTGTCAACTCCTCAATAAGTTTGTAAACATCAAAGTCTCCTCCCATAGTTGTAAGTCTCAATTTAGTTTCTAGTGCTCTTGCTTGTTCTCTAGGCATATACCAACGAACTTTATAGCTAGGAGCTCTATCACTATAATGTGTCGTTACATCAAAACCTTGTCCAGCTCTACGACCATAAGTGTATATACTTTCAAGGTCATTAGTTTCGTGAAACTCTTTTACTAAATCTTCTATAACCTTTTTTCTCATTTTAATAGATTTAGTTAAGTCTTCTCTTTGTTGAACAAGGTCTTCAACTTCAACTATTGTAATATCAAGAGCTTTTACAAGTGCTTGAACATCTTTACGATTTTCAAATTCTTCTAATCCTTTACTCTCAATCCCCTCTTTTACTTGTGCCAAGATTAAATCTTGGTCTTTTATTCTCATCATTCTTCCTTGTGCCATAATATATCTCCATAAATATTAGCGTTAAAAAATAGTGCTAGTTTTTAAATGGAACTAGCAAACCATTCTGTTATATACTTTTTGTTCTAGGATATATATCACCTAGAGTAGTTTGTCTCTGAAGTAAACTACTAAACGCTTCCACCTTCTTAAAATTAGCTAGGAAGTTTTCAGCTAACCATTAGTATAGTAGTTTTTACAGAACTACCAAACTGTAGGTTTTCAGTTGTTTAATTTATATCAGTATGAACTGTGGGCTTACCCAAAAGACTGATAGCTCGTCAGCATTTACCCCGAATTTAATCTAGGATTTTATAGACATGGGAGTACCATATCTAATTCTGTTCCAAAGTCTTCCAAAGAAAGATGTTTCAGAATAGTATTGAATAGCGTCAATAGTTTCCAAAGTATTTTGGACATCTACATTAGAAGCTATCTCAAGTATTTGCATACCCTTGTTTACTTTAGTTAAAGGAACTCTCCTTGCAAAATATAAAGCGTCTTGCCTGTTAGGATTATCCTTCTGTCTGTAAACAGATACTTTTCCATTATGAAAAGAGTTAAAGGTACGACCTGTTTCGTTCCCATATCTAGTTTCATTTGCTCTAACTCTAACAATATTTGCTCCAAACGAATGAGCTTGTAGCCATATTGCTTTGACTAGAGGTGTAGCATTCTCAATGCTTTGAGTAGTCTCACTACCATTTCTACTGTAAGTAAATTTTGCCATAATATTATCCTCATAATGTTTAGCGTTAATAGGTGTTAGTTTACTTCTACTCGAAACTAACAAAGAGGATTTTCAAAAACAAATCTTAAGCGAATGTTTAAGTCGGGAGAGTACATGCAGGTTATTTTGTATTATCAATCGCTGGTGTTTCTCTAAAGTTCCCTTGATATATGAGTGGTTTTATTTTATCTGATGTATATATTATCAGCTCTTTTACTCTATATCCAAAACTTTGCAATCCTCGATTGCCTTTACACTATGCCACAAGGCAAAGCCGAAGTCAACCCCAAGTTATCTAAAAAAATAAAATTATTTATAAACCTTATATCTCCTTAAATATTAAAGTGTTTCAATTACCCAAACAGTTCCCATTTCCATAGTATTATCATTAAGATAATCAAATGTAGATGATAACTTCACCCAAGAATTTTTAAAGTTCTTGTATAATAAAGTTCTATCCTCTTTGTGAGAATATACTTCTTGATACCTATAACCCCTTGATTTAAGGTATCTTTTTGCCTTCAACTCATCATTAAACTGAACAACAATTCTATACTTTGCAGATTTAATATCTTGAGCTTTAGCAGAATTTATTGCTCGTTGTGATTTAGTTAATCGTTTTTTCCCTGCCATAATTAGCCCTCCAAATAATCAAAGAGATTATCATTGATAGGTTCAGTGGTTTCAAAATCTCTACACCATTGAGCAATATCTAAATGATCTCTCTCATCTATGTTATCATCTGACGAGTCATATAAATCATGTGGCTCATCTTGGTTAAGATTAACTTCCAAATCCTCGAAGTCGGTATAATAATCTAGCTCATCACTAGATTGTTTGTCGGTGTCGCTTATATCATATTGCATAATGCCCTCCAAAAAATATATAAGGTTTCCACAATCGGCAAGTGCCAATCGCTTTTAAACTATGCCACAACCAAATCCCGAAGTCAACCTCAAGTTATCTAAAAAAATAAAATAATTAAATAATTTATTAATAAAATAAATCACTTTATATCTTTTGTTTATAATATATTATCAACATAAATTATAGAGTTCACATAAATGACACATAAATGTCACATAACTGACACAATATGTTGCAGAATTGACACAATTTGTTACATGATTGTCACATAAAATATAAAATCTCCTTCAACCAATCGCCATATTTTATTGTGGCAATTAAAATATTTTATTTTAATTTCCTTAATTTAAAATAGAATAGGCATGGTCTCCATAAAAATTTTAAGAGACCATGAACTCTTAAATTATTTTAAATTGGAAGTTGGAGATTGGAAAAAATAAAAGCAAAAAAAAACTCCCGAGCCTGTCGAAGACTCGGAAGTTTTGAAAAATTCGATAAAAAATTAGCTAGAACTAGCAGTTGCTTTATCTTTTTCGATAAGATAAGAATTGCAACTCTCTAAAAAGTTAGCAATTAATTTTTTATCATGTTTACCTAACCAACCTTGCTCTTGGAGTAGAGCTGATTGTTGGTAAGTAATTTCTTCACTAACAGCAAAGGAATTTTTCATGTGAGCATACAAAGGATTATATGCTTTGCTTTTATTTTGAGAAAGCTCATCTTTTCTCGCAAAAAGTGCTGGATGCTTCGCTTTTCTAATACTTTTTATCAAAGCATCTCTGTATGAATCTACAAACATATTGCAGACTGCATCAGATTGCGAAGCATTCTTGGTTGCCCATGATTTGCCTTCTAATTGAGTAGCAAATTTACGAGCTTTCTCGGCTTTTTCCCCAGCCGATTGAGGGGTATAATTTTTATTAGACATTATTTAACTCCTTGAGTATATCTAAATTAATTTTAGTATCCAATGACATTGGTATGTTATTGGACACCACCTTTACCGAACTCTTTAATTTAGCTAGATATCTAGCTGTCTTAAGGATATCGGATTCATCATAGCATGTATATTTTATACCGTTCGGTAATATAAATAGTACATAAATTTTATTCATAAAGTACTCCTTGATGAAATATTAATAAAACATAGAAAACCTTGAAAGGCTTTTGAAGTTCTTATAAGGTTTTCTTTGCACATAAGCAAAAAAATAGCATATAAGTTTATTAAGTGTCAAGTCCGATTCTTATCGCCTATGCCTAGGTTGACTTGACACTGATAAACTCTTTATGCTATTTACCAATTTTTGTAGAAACCAAAACACTTTAAGTTTTATAAGCTGTCGTAAACCAGTACAATGCTGACAATGAAACGCACACAAGTGTGCCTTATGTGCAAAGAAGTTCTTTTAAGGTTCTCAAAACCGTCAAGGTTCTATGTTCGTTTCATCAAGGAGTACTTCGCTTTTTCCTAATAAAATTTATACAGCTCAAATAAGTAAGGTGGTGTCTACTAAATCTAATAAAAATTATCTAGTAGAAGGGGAAAAAGCCATTTAAACTTGGGAAAACTAGCCAAACTTAACAAGTTTCCCAAGTTTAAATATAACAATCTCCAACTTCCTTAACATAGGAAGAGTTCATGGTCTCCTGCGTCTGTTAAGTCCTGTAGGGTACGCAGGAGACCATGCCCTCTACCTATGTATCTATGGCATGGTTATACATTTTAGACTAAAAAAACCCATTAACTAGATTAGCTATTATCTAGTTAACGCCCGGCTACTAGCACAAGTAAATTTTTCAAAGCTTATAAGTATTATTAAGACTAAAGGAATAGCCTTATGAGGGGAATAAAGATGGGGTGTGTGGTGTGAAATAGGTACTCTTAGACCCGGGGGACCACTAAGTTTATTATACACCTCCCATTCAATTTTGTCAAGTCTATTAAAGAAAAAACATTAAAAACTTGACAGGTTTACAATTGAACGCTATAATAAAGAGTATGGCTATACTTCCCAGCATAGATAATACATCTCAAAAACGAGAGCTAACAACTAAACAACAGTCTTTTTTAGATAACCTTATAGAATGTCAAGGTGATGCTAAGAAAGCTGCAGAACTTGCAGGGTACAAAAGCCATTATCATCATGTTGTTAAAACCCTTAGAAGTGAGATACTAGAACTAACCCAAGAGATTTTAGCAAATTCAGCACCTAAAGCAGCTTTTAAGCTTGTCGAGATTATGGAGTCTAAACGACCTATAGTTCAAGCAAACAATAAACTATCAGCAGCTCAAACTCTTTTAGATAGAGTGGGTGTAAGTAGAGTAGATAAAATAGATGTTAATCATAACGTGGGCTCGGGGAGTATCTTCTTAATGCCGGATAAAAAACCATTAGATTTGGAAGAAGGCGAGTATGAAGATATTTCTAAATGATTTGGTTATCTTTTGTAAAACCTATCCAGTTATTGCTACTTTACTATTTATTTGTGGTTGGTTTATAGGCTTGTTCGTGCGTAACTGGTATGGTCAATATTTAGGCTTAATAGTTTAAAAAGGGGATGAGAAAGTTATTTTATAAACTGCATAAATTTATGAAATTTGGTAGAATACAAAACGTTCTACGCATTGCTCGTCTTAGTAAAATAAGAAAGAAAAAATGAAAATATTTTTAACTGAATTCATAGCACCCGATAATAAACTTTATAACGGTCCTAATATTATTGCTCAAGATCTGCGTACAGCAGAACTAGCTGCGTTTGAAAATGGTTTAATGGTATCCGGCGAACTTGATAGTCTTTATGTTACAGGCGAACCTGTAGAACAAAAAACTAAAACTAAATATAAAGATAACATTATTCCCTTTCCAAAAAATAGAACAATACATTAAAAGATTATGAGTAAAGGTAAAATGATAGGTAGCGAAGAGAAACCCATTACGTTTAAATCGCCTATCTATAAGAACGCACACGGAAGTAAAGGTGCCAATCCCAGACCAGGCTTTTATACTCAAGACTACAGAGATAACTGGGAAAGAATATTTGGCAACAAGAATAAGAAGGAGTCTAAAGGTCACGAAGCTGATGAGAAATCTAAAGCTGAGTAGGCATAAGAGACTTCCTGAATAGAAACTTTCCATTGACTGTTCAGGGAGCCCAGCTTTATTAAGAGGTATAAAATATGAGCTATTGGTTAAAAGAAAAACACGAAAAATTGATTATAGAATTTCAAGAACATTTTGAGTTAACAGATTACCAAATGTGGTGGGCTTGTTTTGCTGAAGGTCTTTTGGTTGGATTAATTTTAGCGTGGATATTTTAAAAAACAAAACAAACAAAGGCTGGTATTGGGACGATGTTACTAAAAAACTTTATCGTTGGGATGAGCTTATGAAGTTATTAAAAGAAAGAGAAGATAAAGATATATGATATTTAAACCCGATAACTATATAAGACGAACTTCTTCAACTATACCTTTTGGTTATGAGTTAGATAATAATTTTGAAGGCTATTTAAAACCAAACGAAACACAGATACAAGTACTAGAAGAAGTAGCTCAAGCAGTCTTTCATGGTGAAATTAGCCTAGGAATAGGTGTTGATTGGTTAGGAGCTGAAACAGGTAAGAGCATGTCAAGACCCGGATTAAAGAAATACGTAGATAAGAAATATGGAAGATTGGGAAAAAAATCCTAAAAAATACTTGACAAACTCTTCAGGGGAGTATATACTAAAGAGAGATGGAACCCCTAAGAAAAAATCAGGGAGACCGAAAGATTCAGAACTTTCAGGAATACAGTTAGCTTTAAGAGCTAAAAATAAGTTAACTAAAAAGAATAAGAAAGTTAAAAAGCTAACAAGAAGTTTAGCACGAGTTAAGAAAGAACTCGATACTGAAGAAAAAGTTTTAACATCTAATGTTATTACTGAATCAGAAAAGAAAACACTTCCTGATCCAATACAAAAACATTTAGATGAAACAGGTTCTCATGTGGCTTTTATGCCAAACAACGGACCTCAAACAGATTTTTTAGCTGCATCCGAGAAAGATGTTCTTTATGGTGGAGCAGCCGGTGGTGGAAAAAGCTTTGCAATGCTTATAGATCCACTAAGGTATTGTCATTTTTCAGAGCACAGAGCTTTGATATTAAGAAGGTCAATGCCTGAATTAAGAGAACTTATAGATAAGTCTCGAGAATTATATCCGGTAGCTTTTAAAGGTGCTAAGTTCCGTGAGGTTGAAAAACTTTGGAACTTTCCAAGTGGAGCTAAAATAGAATTTGGATTCCTTGAACGAGATGCAGATGTATATCGTTATCAAGGACAAGCGTACAGTTGGATAGGTTTTGATGAGATAACTCACCTTCCTACAGAATTTGGTTGGAATTACTTAGCCTCTAGGTTAAGAACTACTAACCCTGAGTTACCAACTTATTTAAGATGTACAGCTAACCCGGGTGGTGTAGGAGCACAATGGGTTAAAAAAAGATATGTCGATCCAACAAAAGAAAATAAAACTTTTAAAGGTACAGACGGTCTAACAAGAAAGTTTATACCAGCAAGATTACAGGACAATCCTTTTCTTGCTGAAGATGGTGAATATGAAAGGATGTTGCTTTCGTTACCTCCGGTACAAAGAAAACAATTACTAGAAGGTAATTGGGATGTAGCAGAAGGAGCAGCATTCGCAGAATTTGATATGTCAATCCATGTTATACCACCTTTTGATTTACCCTCATGGTGGGAAAGGTTAAAAGGAATTGACTATGGATATGCTTCAGAAAGTTGCTGTCTGTGGGGAGTAGTAGACCCTGAAGATAAGACCCTCATTATATATAGAGAATTATACAGAAAAGGTCTTACAGGCGAAGCTCTCGGCGACACTTTAACAAATATGGAAGCTGACGAAATTAAATCCATAACTGGTGTATTAGATACATCAGCTTGGTCAAGGACTGGTTATACTGGTCCTACTATTGGTGAGTTATTGATCCGAAAAGGTCATAAATTAAGACGAGCCGATAAAAATCGAGTAGCTGGTAAAGTTCAGATACACGAGTATTTAAGAAAGAATACAGAAACAGGTAGACCTAGATTGCAGATTTTTAGTAATTGCGTTAATTTAATTAAAGAATTACAGGGTATCCCTATTTCTAAAACAAATCCGGAGGATGTTGATACTCATTCTGCTGATCATGCATACGATGCATTAAGGTACATGATAATGAGTAGACCTAGACTAGACCATCCTAGGGATAGAATGTTAAGAATTAAACAGGATATATATCAACCTGTTGATTCAACGTTTGGATATTAAAATATATAGGAAAAAATTATGATGAATCAAAATGCAAGAAGAGTTATTAGAGTAACACCAACTATTACAGGAGTTACCTATGCAAACAACGATATATTATTCGATACAACAGAAGTACCTTTGGCTGTTGGAAAACCCGGAGAATGCTCTAAATTAGTATCTGCTATGGTTTCCTCTAAATCTAATTCACTTTTTGATATGGAATTATTTTTCTGTACCGTTAATCAATCTATGGGTACTGTAAATTCTGCAAGAAGTGTCTCTGATTCTGATTGGGCTACTGCTAAAGTTTTAGGAAGATTAACACTTGACAGTTCAGCAGATAATTATAATTATGGTAACGGTAGAATTCATAATTTTGACAGACAAAGTGAAACATATTCAACAACTGACCAATGGAAATCAAGGTTTCCTGTTCTGCTTCAAGCAGCAGCCGGTAGTACAAGTGTCTATACTTTTGCTTTTGTTGCTGGTACAGATGTAACTCCGGATTTTTCAGTTGGCGATATAGAATTAGTACTCGGTGTAGAGTATTAATAGCTATGGCAAAAAACGAAAATACATTTTTAAATGCTAATAACCTATACGAAGAAGTAGAGGGTGAAGTAGGTAAAAGTCTTGCCCTAGAGTTTGACCAACAAACTAATCTTGTTGGGATTATTAAGAACAGATTTCAACAAGCTCAAGATTCTAGAAAGACAGACGAGTATCGTTGGTTAAAAGCATACGAAAACTATAGAGGACTTTATAATAAGTCTGTTAAGTTTAGAGAGTCTGAAAAGTCTAGAGTATTTGTAAAGATTACAAAAACAAAAGTACTTGCAGCCTTTGGTCAGCTTGTAGATGTTATCTTTGGTACAGGAAAATTTCCAATAGGAATTGCCGAAACTAAAATACCTGAAGGAGAACTAGGTCAAGCCCATATAGATCAAGGTCAACTTGGTTTAGAAACACCTTCAGAACAAGACATACCTGAAGAATTACCTGATGATATAGGTAATCGTGTAGAAGAAAATCCATATGATATTGGTTACGAAGGCGATGGTAAAGTTTTAAAACCGGGTGCTACTTTAGGTGATGGTTTATTTACTGAATCATTAGAAGACCAAGCAGAAGATAAATTAGTCGAAGGTTTTAGTCCAAACCCACAAGCTTTAGAAATTTCTCCAGCACAGAAAGCTGCAAGGAGAATGGAAAAACTTATTCATGATCAAATTGAAGAGTCTAGTGGTTCTTCTGAAATAAGAAATGCTTTATTAGAAGGAGCACTATTAGGTACAGGTATTGTAAAAGGACCTTTCAACTTTAATAAAAAATTAAATAAGTGGGGTACTAATGAAGAGGGTGAAAGAACCTATAATCCATTAGAAGTTAGAGTACCTAGAATTGAGTTTGTAAGTTGTTGGGATTTGTATCCTGATCCTTCAGCTACAAGCATTGACGAATGTGAATATGTAATTCATCGGCATAAGATGAACAAGTCACAGCTTAGACAACTTCGTAACATGCCTTATTTTGATGAGGATGCTATTAGAAGTTGTATACAGATGGGAGCTAACTATACAGAACAAGACTTTGAATCTCGTCTTAAAGATGATTCAAGGTCAGATGAAGAAGTAGGAATTAACTTTGAAGTTTTAGAATACTGGGGAATCATGGATGCAGAATATGCACGTGATGTAGGAATTGATTTACCTAAATCAGTAGATGATCTAGATGAAGTTCAAATCAATGCTTGGGTATGTGGAGATAAAATACTACGAGCAGTTGTTAATCCATTTACTCCATACAGATTACCATATAATGCTTTTCCATACGAAAAGAATCCATATAACTTCTTTGGTATTGGTATTGCAGAGAACATGGATGATTCACAGCAAATTATGAATGGTCATGCGAGAATGGCTATTGATAATTTAGCCTTGAGTGGTTCATTAATATTTGATGTTGATGAGTCTGCCCTTGTTGGTGGACAATCAATGGAAATATATCCGGGTAAAATATTCAGACGACAAGCTGGAATGCCGGGACAAGCTATTCATGGGGTTAAATTCCCTAATACAGCACAAGAGAATATGATGATGTTCGACAAGTTTAGACAACTTGCAGACGAACAAACGGGCTTACCATCTTATTCACATGGACAAACAGGTGTTCAAAGTATGACAAGGACTGCTTCAGGCATGTCAATGTTACTTGGAGCAGCCAGTTTGAATATTAAAACAGTTGTCAAAAATCTTGATGACTTTTTATTAAAACCATTAGGTGAAGCATACTATCAATGGAACATGCAGTTCTTTGAAGGCTCACTTGATGTTAAAGGTGATTTAGAAGTTAGAGCTACAGGTACAAATAGCTTGATGCAGAAAGAAGTACGTTCTCAAAGATTGACTATGTTCCTTCAAACTGCACAAAGTCCTGCTATTGCTCCGTTTGTTAAGATTTCTAAACTCATAAGTGAACTTGCCTACAGCTTAGACTTGGACCCTGATGAAATACTCAACGATCCTGAAGAAGCTGCAATCATGGCACAAATTATAGGAATGCAAAATGCTGGACAAAACGTTAGCCCGGAAGCTGAAAATATTAACCAACAACAAGGACCTATGGGAAGCCTTGCTGGAACACCTGCACAACCTCAAGACCTTGGACCTACAGGCACTGGTGGTGGCAACATCGGAACAGGAAATGTTCCGTTACCAGGGGAAGATCAATTCGCTGGTACGCTTAGAGCAACTGCCGGAGCAGGTTAAAGAGGCAGTAGAAAGAAAAAAAGAGGAGATATAAAATGTTAGATTTCATTTCAACAGTAATACAAATAATTCAAATCATACCTTGGTTGGTTGCTGGAGCATCTTTAATAGCTGCTGTAACACCTACCCCTAAAGACGATAAAATAGTTGGAAAACTATATAAAGTTTTAGATTGGTTTGCACTTAATATAGGTAAAGCAAAGGATAAATAGTAATGGCTTTTCTTAGTAGGTTTATTAAACCCCGAGATATATGGAAATATTTTAGATATAGAACTGAATTAAGTAGACCGTCTTTAAAAAAGGTTAAAAAAGATTTAGAAGAACTATCTGATGAAGAATTTGAAAGGCTGCAAAATATAAAGCTAGAAGATTTAACAGCAAAAGAGGAAGAACTAGTAATGCATGGCATGGTTAATATGTCAGCTTTTGGACGAAAGTTTAAAGATAAGCGAATTGTAGATATGTCTACAACAGAGTTTAATAAATTTAAAAAAGTTATTGATAGTAATAGAGCTAATCAATTTGTAAAAGAAGGACATACAGTAATAAGAACAACTAAGATACTTCCTGAATCTAAGACGATGCCTGAAATTCCTTATGAATGGGTTCCTACCGGAGTTGGAGACGAAGGCTTATGGATACAGAGTGGTAAAGCACGAGTAAGCAATATACCTGATCAAGAAACTAACTGGTATAAAAATATAGATGGTGATATTGTTTTTTATAAACATACTACAACACCGGATATAAATAAACTAGACGTTGTAGAAGACTTTTATCAGCCTACTTTTTTATTTGATAAGGCTGGTATAAGTAAAAGAACTACAGGAGCTAGTATTATCGTTAGTAAAGCTAAAGCTAGATTAAAAGAATTAAATAAATTAAAAAAAGAATATGATTTACCTGAATTTTTATCTGACTCTAAAAAAGCTGAATTAGCTGACTTGGAAAATAAAATATTTGATATGGAAACTAGAATAGAGAGATATAGTAGAGAAGGCTATGCATTGGGTGGTCAAATAAATAATCAAATGAACACACTATTAGGAATAAGATAAAATGAGTTTATTACAAAACGATAGAGAAGCTTATGTTTTAGGTGGGATATCTAAAATAGTTAGTAAACAATTAAAAAAATTAACATCAAAAGAAATAGAAAAAATTAAAAAATATTTTAAAAAAGCTAATAAAGAAAGATTTCCCGATAGAGATGCATGGCTGGATGAAAGTGAATTAAACCCAGCATATGATGTTGAGGATTTAGTAAAACAAATTGAAGAAGAGTATAAAGGAAGTAAAGAATTTGATGATATATTTTTTGTTACTGGTTCATATGGAGAAGACTTTGCACTAAGTTATGACACTATAGATAGAATTATAGGGAGAAAAAAAATCTCTAAAGTTGAAGGTGGATTACTAGAAGACGATAGAGAACAATATATTGCTGGTGGTATAGCTTCTAAAGTTGTAAGTAAAATTTTAAAAAATACTAACGCTTTTGCAGGAAGAAAAGGTAAAATAACTTTAAAAGATGCTAAAGATGAATTAAAAAATGCACAAGAAAAAGTAAAAGATTTAAAAGACTCTCCTGATAGAGTAGATGAGCTTGAATTTTATGAAGATGTAGTAGATGAATTAGAAGTAAAAATTCGTATGGTAGAAGAAGGTATTCCTGATGAAATGACAGCTAGAGGAATGGTTGCTGAAGGTGGTCCTATAGACGATCAAATGGATACTCTTATGCAATCAGAAACAGTACCAAGTGCTGTTGAAACACACACAATGCCCGACGGCACAGAAATGCCCGGTGCAACTCATGAAGAATACGAAGCATCAATGTCTGATATGGAATCAGACGATGTTATGGAAGATAACTACATGGACTTCATATTAGATGAAGCCCTTGAAGAATCAGAAGAACAATATTTAATGGAACAATTAGAAGCGAATCCTGAACTATCAATGATATTTGATAAAGTTTTCGATGTCGCTTCAGAATTTGCTGGATCAGGTCCTGTTGATGGACCGGGTTCAGGAGTCTCTGACAGTATACCCGCAAGGTTATCTGACGGAGAATTTGTCTTTACTACTAAAGCTGTAGAAGAAATCGGAGCTGATAATCTTCAGCAGATGATGGAAGATGCAGAAGCTTCAGCAGACCAAAGACAACCAGTCGCTTATGGTGGCTATATGAATGGAAACGAGGATAATGAGTATAATAGAAGACAACCTCTCACAGAGGAAGAACAACTATTAGACATGCAAAGAGCAAATCCTCGCAGATTCTATAGACCCATTAGTGGCTAATAAGGGATAGAGCTACCCTATTTATAGGCACTCTATCAAAAATAAACCGAAAGGCGACCTTTACAAAACAAGCCCTCTATGCATAGAGCTACCTTGTGAACGAAGCCCTTAGTAGGAGAAAAAAGATGACTAAAAATAAAAAAGTCAAAGAAGAAACGCCAAACCCTTATAATAAAAATAAGCCTTGGCATGAAGGAGAAGATAAACCTTTTGTATCATCTAACAGTTTATACTTTGAAGAACCAAAGAATAGACTGTTTAAAAGCGATGACATTACTGCAGTGGAAGCTGAAGGAAGTGTTAATAAAGAAGAGTTGGAATCAAAGAAGGACGAACCTTACAAGAGACCGGACTACAAGAAACGCTACGATGATTTAAAAAAACATTATGATTCTAAACTGAATGAGTTTAAGTCGAGAGAACAAGAACTTTTAGATGAAGCTACTAGAAATAGACCAGCTTACAAAGCTCCAAAGTCTCCCGAAGAACTTGAAAAATTCAGAACAGATTATCCTGATGTGTATGATGTTGTAGAAACTGTAGCTCATATGGAATCGGAGACTAAAGCAAAAGTTCTAGAAGAACGCCTTAGTAAACTCCAAGAACGTGAGACAGAGTTAATACGAGAGAGTGCAGAAAAAAGGTTAATGGATAAACATCCTGATTTTGAAGATATTAGAAACAGCGATGATTTTCACGATTGGGCAAAAGAACAGCCTAAGTCTATTCAAGATTGGATATACAAGAACGCTGACGATGCCGACCTAGCTTCACGTGCTATAGATTTATTTAAAAAAGATATTGGAATGGACCTTCCGAAAACTAAGTCGTCTTCTACTAAACCGACCAAAGGCTCTGCTGCTGATATGGTTTCCACTAAAACAACTAGTGTAGATACCAAGCAAGAGAAAGTTTGGTCAGAAAAGGAGATTGCTGCAATGAGCATGGCTGAGTATGATAAGTATGAAAATGCTATTAGCGAGGCTTGGCAAGAAGGCAGAATCATAAAATAAACTATATAGTTTAGTAAAATAAACTATAACTTAAAGGAGAATATCCCATGGCTCAATATTTTGAACCCTCTACGGATACCGATGCTAACTTTGCAAACTCTGTAAGTACTCAATCAAATAGTTTCTTTTTACCTGCGGTTTATTCTAAAAAGGTTTTAAACTTCTTTAGAAAGTCCTCTGTAATTGAAGCTATTACTAACACCGATTATTCAGGTGAGATTAGTGCATACGGAGACTCAGTTAACATTATCAAAGAACCCGTTATTTCAGTATCAGCGTATACAAGAAATAGCGATACCACAGAAACTAGACTTACAGATGCTGAAACATCTTTAGTTGTTGACAGTGCTAATGCGTTTAAATTCATCGTAGATGATATTGAAACAAATATGTCACACGTTAACTTTAAAGAAGTTGCTTCAAGTTCTGCTGCATACGCATTGAAAGATGCTTACGATGCTGCTGTACTTGTAACTATGTTTGCTGGTCTATCTGCTTCATCACCTAACCATGTGTTAGGGTCTGACAGTGCTACTGATTTAGCTGCTGGAACTTTTGATGGAACAGGTAACTTAGACATAGGTTTTGGTACTAGTGAACATGACCCTCTAGACCTTATGGGTAGAATGGCAAGACTATTAGACGATCAAAACGTACCTGAAGAAGGTCGTTGGTTCGTTGCTGGCCCTGACTTCTACGAAGTTCTAG